TTTACGTCACGAACGCGGGGTACCGCAGCGACTATACCCTTGCGAGTATCGGTACCCCACGCCATGAGCCGGAGGATGTCCTCCGGTTCAAAATTGATATCGCTGTCGATGAACAAGAGTTCGGTAGCGTCGGAGTCGAGGAAGTCCCTTACCAGCAGGTTGCGGGCGCGAGAAACCACTGAGCAGCCACAGATGGAGCCGATGTGAACATCAATGCCGTGCTGCGGTGCGATTTGTGTGAAGCGGGCAAGCGAAACTGCCAACTTCAAAGACACTTTGAAATCGTAAGCCGGAAGCGCAATGAAGATACTGCGACCGGCTAGATTGAACCCTTGTTCTTGCTGCATATGTCACCCATAGAAAATAGTGATGGAGGCGGTGTTGGTCACCGTACCATACAAGCCATTTTCTGCAAGGATGCCTTGGTCGGGCACTAGGAAGTACAACGAACCAGCATTAGAAGCAGTGGGGGTGTCTAGCGTAAGCAGTGTGCTGCCACCTTGGCCATCGGTAATCACAACCGAACCAACCGAAGCACCGCACACAGCGTAGATGCCCTTGATGCGAGTGCGGAAGCTCACGTTGGCATCCGTCTGAGTCTTGAATACACCTGTAGCAGTCAGAGGTTTGGTTACCTTGACGTCAGTTTGCATAGCCATAGGAAGGCCCTCCTATTGAGCTATTAACCAGCCGACAGGGTCAGGACACCCGAGTTCGACCATACGCGACCAGCTACGTTCGGGTCCGAAGTCGGGACGTTAGCAAGGCTAATAACCGTGCCGGTTGCGGTCAGGTTAGCAATGGTTGCACTCGCGCCATAGGTCGCGTTGGTGGTCACAGTGCCGGTCGAAGCGTTGACGGTGATAACCTGAAATCCGCCTTCAGAACGAACTGGACCCGAAAAAGTCGTGTTAGCCACTTATAATCTCCTGTGTAGTAGCACATCCCCACACCGTCTCTACTACGTCCGCTAGGCCGGTCGGTGCAGGTGATTTCACCTAGTGGCGTATATATACCACCAATTAGAAAAGAGGGGAAGCAGTTTCCCACTTCCCCTCCCCCGTCTCCTTAGGCAGCGCCTTCGGAAGACTCCTTATACCTAAAAACCCAGCCTTTGTAAGGCCCCCTCGTTAGGGGTTTGTTGGATTTGACTGCGCGGTTCACCGTAGGTGGTTTAAGCCCAAACGCTTCGCGCAGGGCTATAATGCTAGGAAACGCTGTAATCTCACCTGTAGGGCTAACAGCCTCTATAGCTTTACTGACCTTGGCCTTGAACGCATCCGACCGAGGTTTGCCGTAATTTGGATTGCCAGCACCCGATAGGGTCGCGCTTATCTTGGCCCTGACTTCTGCGGATTTGGGCTTACCGACCAAGAACTGCCGTATTTTCTCACGGGACTCGGGTGTATGCTTTTTACCTGTCCAGTTTTGGGCCGCTAATTGTTCGGGGGTGCGTTTCATACCCCAAGTAGGGCTTAATTCCCCAGACATACCGAGCGACGGTGCAGTAGCGTCAGTACCAATATTATAGCAGTAGTTCTCGCCTACGTGCTCCTTTAGCCAGCGGTTCTCTGCATCCAGTAGCAATGCCCTATCAGGAACCTCCTCTACTATGACAAACACAAACGCCTGCTCACCATATTTAAGCCAAGCGGCCTGTAGGTGGCGGTTGTTATGCCTGCCGTTGCGCAGTTCGGAAAAGTGACGGGTTTTGCGTTTGCGTAGGTTGACTGCACTACCGACGTAGAACTTGTTGTTTACCACATTGATGATTTTATAAATGCCTTGGTTCATAATTACCTCCTGAGTTTGAGGTACACGAACTAAACAAATAACACAAGGGGTAAAAAAGAGGGGGGCCGAAGCCCCCCTCTAATCCTCGGAAAACCGAGAGTTTTGTTAGGCAGCGCCTTCGCTACCGTACATTCCGAGAGGATCACTCCATCCAAAAGAATACCTCTCACGAGCCTTGTAACGGACGTTACCGGTGTCGAAGTCACCGTCCATGCTCGTAGCCATCGGCGTACGAACAAAGTGCTTCATGCCGTTGGGAACATCGGTGGTAAGGAACCACGCATCCGTGTCGGTCAAGAAGTGGTTAACGGTGTAGCCTTCCGGAATTGAACCGTTCGACTTCAGAGCGTTGATGTCGTTGTCAGCGGTGCTGACGCGCAGCTCGGTTTCGAGCAGGCGAGTTGCAACGAACATCAGGCTCGGCGGCACAATGAGCTTACGCGGCTTGGCAGCGATAAGCAGACCACGCTCGTCGGTCCAGCCAGCAATCTGAATGACCGCAGCCTCAAGCGAGGTTTCGTTGAGGTCAGCAGGGGTGCTGGGGATGTTCGAGTTGGTGCCACCCGAGACCAGCGGGTGCGAGGCCGAGAACAGCGGCTGACCGTCACCACCGGGGTAGTCCGTGTCGAAACCGTTGTTGAGGACCGCAGCAGCCTTGGTCTGCTTGGTGTATGCCATAGCGCGAGCGAGGGCCTTGGTGTAGCGCGACGACAACGAGTCATACAGGTTGTCTTCAATCGCTTCTTCCGTGAGCGAGAACCCGAGGGCAATCGTTTCGTGGTTGTAGCGAGCGGTGAAAACTTCCTGCGCGTTGTCGTAAGCGATAGCCGAGCCTTCGTTCTTAACCGGAGCAGCCGAGAAGCCCGACAGCTTGGTTTCTTCTTCGAAGGAACGCTCCGAGGTTTCAGTCTCGTAGATTTCCTTGTGCTCTTCGCCATAGCGGGCGTATTCCAGACCGAACAGGGCGTTCAGGCCGGGCAGAAGCTCCTTAAGAAGCTGTGCGCGTGAAATTGCCATTGGTCAGTCTCCTATTACACGCCGGTGGGGTTGAGATACTGGTGCATCCCTTGGTTCCACTTGACGATAACTTCGGTGTAAGAACCGGGGTTACCAGCAGGTGAAGTCTCGGGAACAGTGTCGATGATGCGTACCGGCCACGTTGAAGTGGTGTTGGTGGTAGCGCTGATAGCGACCTGCGAGTTACCAGTGATGGTGCTTCCAGAGTTCTGAACCAGAACGGCGTTGTTGCCAACCGCAGTGCGGGTGACGGTGCCGATGGTGGTGCTGCTGGAAACAACGGCGACTTTGAACAGAGCGTCCGGGTCGTCGAGGACATAAGCCTGAACGTCGGTGATGTTCGTGGTGCCCGGGTAGAACTGGCGGAAGGTCTTACCATACACCGGGTCGGTGTAGGTGCAACCAAGGAAAACGCCAACCGGGGTGGCCGCGTTCGTACCGGTGTCCTTACCGAGAGTACCGTCGCTGTTCAACTTGACGACGTCACCGTAGAAGATGGCAGTCGACGAGTTGGTAGCAATCGGCACCAAGCGGGTGGAACCGGCAAAAACCTGACCGCCAATCAAGTTGATTGGAAGAAGCCCGTAGGGGCTGCTAACAGAAGGATATGCCATTTATAAGCTCCTAGCTTATTTGCCTTTACCGAATGACGTCGTAGACCGTTTCTCGCGAAATAGTGGCATACGAGCGTCGCTTTCGCGCATGAAGTTGTTATCCACTGACTCCATCTGGGCCTGATTTTTCTGCGCAAAATACTCTTTACGCTGTTCCATCATTTCCTTCGGTGCCTTGCACAACAACAGTCCTGCGACTTCGATGTTGTCCTTGAAGCGGCTATCGGGGTCGACCATCATGCGAAACTTTGGTTGTTCCTCGATACGAACCGGCTCCCAACCTTCTCGTAGTTTGGACGAGATGTTGCGCGGGTCGTTCTGCCCCATAGTGGCCACGCGTACCCAGCGGTAAACGTAACCAGCCTCTTTGTCCGGTTCTGGCAGGGTCGAAGCCGGTTGCCATACTTTCGGACGTTCAGCTTCCGTACGCGACTGGCGCGGTGCGCGGGTCGGCTTTGCAGCTTCGCCGAGCAGTTCGTCCAGATTATCAAGCATATCACTCATATCAATTCTCCATCTTCATTACGGCTTGAGCATATTGCTCAGGTGTCAGACCTAGTTTCTTAGCTATCGCTAACTGGGACTGCTTAAGCACAATCTTCTTGGCAGACCGGCTTCGAGAAGCGGGAGCAACGACTGGAGCTGCTTTTGTTTCGCGTGCGGCAGGCTGCGGGGCCTCCACTTCATCCCCGAAATAATCGGGGAAACGACGGCGCATCGTTTTGTCGACTACGCCCCAATATTCGTCGGTGCCTGCAAATTGCGGGCCTCGTTCAGTAATGAGCTTCTGGTGAAGCCCAAGAGCCGATGCAGTCATCTCCGGGTCAGTGCCGTACCATGTGTTACGCTCTTGCCACGCAACGGTTTTAGCATCGAGCCGGGGCTGTTGCACCTGCTGTTGTAGGAGTTGTACCTCAGTCTCTGGTTCCTGTAAAGTAGGACGGTAATTATTTACCTGCTGGAGCTTATAGTTAGCCGCTGCCAACTTCTCCTGCGCATCAGCCATAGCGTCTGCATCACCAGACTCGTAAGCTTCCTTGAACTCGCGCTTGGCCGCAGCTGCCTCAAACTCGGCGTTCTGTTTATAGCTACCGAGTAGTGACTGCTCACCTTGCGATAAGGTCGATTTCAGGCGGCGATTTTCCTCCAGAAGGCGCTGCGCAGCAGCCAAAGCTTCAGCTTTTTCGCGTGCTTCACGTTCCTTCTCGCGGCGCTCGTCATGCCAGACCTTTTTCATCTGCTTGAGGCGCGTTTTTACCTTTTCGGAGTACTCCTCAAGCTCATCAGCTTCGAGTTCTTCCACCAACTCCTTAGGCATAGGCTCACGCCCACGGTCTTCCTCCGGAGTGTCGTCTTCAATCTCGATTTCAGGCTTATCTGGTTCGGAAACGGTGTTATTTTCGTCTTCTACTTCCCACTGGAAGTCATCATCGGGCTTCGTAGCCATCATTTTTCTCCTTTGTACGGTAAAATAACCGTTTTACGCACGGCTTATGCCGCGCGGGTCTTCCACAACACCCTCGACGCTGTCGTCGTTGATGATACGAAACTCACGACCGTGAATTTTCACCCTACTTCCCGCGTGCGGGCGCGTGAGGATGAAGTCACCTTCTTTGCACCAAGGTCCCGAAGGGAACCGGGTGGGGTCTTTGTATGCGTCGGGGCCAATTTTCAGCACCAGAAGCACCGGTGTCGTGAGTTCTTCATACTGCATGGTGATATCGGCCTTATAAACGCCGCCTTCGGTCTTGTTGTCGACCTCAGGAAGTGCACACAGCAGGCGATACCCTGACGGCTCGGGCAGCTGTTTTGCCTTCCGCTCGTCGGTATCGGGCAGCACAGTGGCTGCATCAGGGTTGTTGGGGTCAGACCCGAGAAAAAGCTCGGGGGTAGCGGGCAGAGTTTTGTCCTCTGTGTCAGTCATCGTCATGTTCCAATCGTTGGGCGGTTTCCATAAGAATGCCTTTAGCCGTCAGCAGGCCGCGATAGCGCCCGCATGCGAACTTATAGTCCCCGTGGTCTACGGCTTTACCGAGAGCGAGGTCTTCCTCGATTACCCGGCACTCCTCGTCGATTTTATCAGCGAGGTATTTCAGTACGTCATTCATTCGCCCTCCTTAGGTGCTGTGTTTTCGGAAACGGGTTCTTGTGGTTGTGCCATCTGCGCGGTTTCGCGGGCAATCTCGATACCCATACGAAGCCCTGCTTCCTGCTGTTTTGCCGACAAGTTGGCCTTGTCTGTGGCAACTTTTGCGCCGACCTGTAGGCCAGCGATTTCCTTCTGCGCGGCGATGCGCTCTTTCTCGACCTCGATGCGGTCGTTCTTCTCTGCCGCCTCGACCATGAACTTCTTCTCCTTGAGTTCGAGTTCCTTGGCCTTGAGTTGAAGCTCTGCCTGCTGCATCTGCACGAGGGGGTCTTGGGCCATCTGCTGTGCCTGCTGCTGAGCAGCTTGCGCTTGGTTTTTCTGGAACAGCTGCGTTGCTGCTTGGGCTGCCAGACGCGACACGGCAATCTCGGTATCCTCGTCCATCTCCGCGTTTGGCGGGGGCAGCGGGACGCCAGCCTGCTCTTCAATCTGCTTGCGATACTCGAACGCAAGGTGTTCCTGAATGTGGGCTGCGGCTGCGGCCATTATAGCCTGTGCGTTCGGCGACTGGCCAACGAGCTGTGCCATCTGCGGGTCTTGTATAGCAGCCATATGGACTGTGATATGCGCCTGATGGTCCTGATACAGGAACGCCTTCACCGGCTTGCCGTTCAACAGGTCCATATTCTCGCTGACCGGGTCGCGCGGCTTCATGCTGTCGTCGTCCTTGAGCGGGACGAGCTTCTGGGCGTTCTTAATGCCCAGCACTTCGAGCATCTGCCGGTGCAGATAGGGCAGGTCGTAAATCTGCGGCGCGGTCTGCGCCAACTGGATAACTGCCTGATACTGCACAATCTTCTGCGCCATCGTAGCAGCGTTGGGGTCCGATACCGGAATAACCTCGACGAGGTCGTAGTCCGACTTCTTCGCCTTGCGGCCACCTTCTTCCGGCTCGTAGTTGTACTCGTCGGGGGTGTAGTCGCGGATGATGGCCTTGAGGAGCTGGAACTCCCGCTTCATCGCATAGTGCACGCGCGCCTGCACGGCGCTCATCATCTTCAACGTGCGTTCGAGAATAGCCAGCGTGGTGCCCACCGGTGCCTGTGCCGACATATCCGACACCTTCATATCCGCCATACCGGCGAACTTGCGGCCTTCCTCGACGATTGTACCTAGCAAACTATACAGAACGTTGCTCGGCTCTTTGTACGGCAGCGGCATGATGTTGTCGCGCATCGTACCCGACGCCACGTCGACGTCGCGCCATTCTGCCGGGCTTATTGGGGTGTCGTCGCCTTTGACGCGGAGGCCCTTAGTTTTGAAGCCACCCGGGAGGTTAGATAGAGTACCAGCATCGACAAGCTGACGAATAAGGCTGGTACCAGACTTAGCAAAAGCACCGATAAGGTGAATAAGGCCAAAAGCATAGAAGCCAAATCCCGGCACATACGAGTAGTGTACGAAGTGATTGCGCTTAGTCTTTTTCTTATCATCGGGGTTCCAGTTGCGGCGGATGGCAAGCACGGTCTGTGTCGCCTTGTCGATTGTAATGACGTAAGGCAGGGCAATGTCACCATCCTCGTCGTCGCGATACTGGTCATCTTCGATAAGCAGGTTGACGTGCATCTCCAGCAGCTTGTACCGGTCGTCAGTCTCAGCGCGGAACCCTAACCGCTCGGCGATAGCCTTCTCTACCTCATCGAGCGTATCGCTCGGCTCGCCCAGCTCGACATCACGGTAAAACCCTGAAGCCTGCAACTTGGCAAGCTCGTTCTCGGTCTTCCGCATTACATGGGTGACGCGTTCAGCGACTTCCAAACTGGACGCGCCATAGGGTAC